CGTAGTCATCTCTCCAATTAGAAAACTGCTCTTTCTTCATTTTCTTAGAGGTATAGTCCCCAGATTTGTGTTTTTTGTAATCCTTAGGATCTGTAAATGTTCTTACATTAGTGGGAGCTGCACCACCACTTTTCTGTTGTTGACCAGAGTCTTCTCTACTCTTACGAGCATCGGCACTCTTAATCTTTTTCTTACCACTGTCAGACTTCTTTAGTCCTGATAGTCTTTGGGAAGAATAACACTTAGGTGTTTTGGTTTCTCCTTTCTCGTTTGCACAAGGTGATCCATCAGACTGAACCCAACCGGGTTTTCCATCTTTTGATTTAGATTTACTAAACCAATTATGCAGATTTCCTTCTCTGATAGAATCACTCATGACTTACTTAGACTGAAATGTGGGAAAGGCTTAATGGACAATTGTTAACGATATTAAAATACCGCCCACTACTAGATTGCCTTTCAGGTATATTTATCAACTCAGTAGTTGCAAGCTTTAGAGCAGGCAACACTGTCGGAAATTAGGAAACCAGCTGTTGCTATTTCCACAACAATAATACCAATTTCAGCAGCACCATCAGTTGCTAAAGCAGCCATGATAGTACCAACAGCAGTCATTCCATAGAGAATGGCGTTGTACCAAGTTAGGGACGTTAAGAACACACCCATAACAGCACCTAAAGCACCTCCACTGTAGATGGTAGAGATTACCTTAAACACAGCATAAGCAACATCGTATGTTGATGATGATGCATCACCAATGGTTCTAATATACTGTGTTAGTTGGTTAACAACGGGTTCTGCAGCTTTAGCTATATCTTCTGCTACCTCAGCAGTGGCTGAAGCTCTTAGTGTTGCTGCTCCTAGGAACAGACATACACAATCAAATACAACAAAACCAATACTTTCAGCACAATCGAGGCCATCTCCGAGTAGACCGTCTGTACGTCCCTCAAAGGTAAGACTACTGAAATCTACGCTAGTTTCATCAACATTCTTCAATAGATCTGTAAGTATTAATCCTTGTAGTCTTTTGTCTTGGGGATTTAGAGCTTTCCAAGCTCCAAGATTATGATCGTTAATTTGTGTCATGATTAGTCGTAACTCTTTTTACCTTGTTTAATATAACCTGAACCCTTTTTGTCAAAGAACCTTATGCCCTTTGTCATGCGTTCAGATGCCAATTCATCCTTCTTATCTTTATCTAATTTTCGTTTCTTGGCCTCTTGGCTCCTTTCTCTGAAAGAATCCATGGCTTTCTTTTTCTTAGTAGTAGACATGTCTTTCATGTCAGTGTCTACGTTAAATTCTCTAGCTTCATTGGCACTATCCTGAGGCATGCCACCATTCTCTTGGGAGGATTCGTCACCTTCACTATCCTCATCTTGGAGACCATACATCCCCTTTTTGCGTTTCTTTTCCTCAGTTTTGCAGCACTTCTTTTTGTGCTTGGGGCAATCTTCACCCTCAGGTGTAACATTGCACTGATTCTCTTCTTCGTAAGCCATAGTAGTTAATCGTTATTTAACAATCCTTCTTTCAACATTTTCTGAAGTTCAGTAGTTGATCCAACGAATACCGAATTGTTAGTTACATTGGTTTGGTTATTGGTAACTGAAATTTCATCCAGATCCTTAACCTTCTTTTGGAGATCTAGTAGTTTATCAGTAACGTCTGCGACATTCTTGATAAGACCACCAACAACCTCATATGATCTGGCACTAGAACCTTCGTTGGCGAGTTCTAATGCGTTATTGACCGCCTCTTGACCCTTCTCAATGAGAGAATAGAGTTGTCCCCTACTATAGTTGTAATCTTGTTCAGTTTGGGGAGTAGACGGTTTCTCTTTAGAATTGGTAGGAGTAACCTCCACCTCTTCTTCTTTCTTCACGATACTAGATTCAATATCTAGTGCATCATCTATTGATTCGAAGCTCATGGGGTATAATCACCATCTTGAGTTGGACTGTATACTTTAGAGTCAAAGTAAACTACGGTCTCTTCACTAAATCCAAAGTCATCAGTAGGCTCAGCGTCAACTGGGTCTGGTGTGACTGTGTAACGAACTTCACGGGGTGCATTCTTTTCAGTAGAGGTATGGTAATCAACCTGTACCTTACGGATAAGACCATCACCAGTATCACTGATAGGACCAAACATGTATGACTTGGCAGTGAATGCTAGAGTATAGATTAGGATACGTCTACCAGTAAAGTCTCCTTCATAGTCATCAGTAAAGTTGATGGAGTCGAGTACCACAGGGATATCTCTTTTCTCACCAATCTGATCAACTAGGTCAACAGTAATGTTGAAAGAAGGTTGAAAATATGGAAGAATCTGTTCGACAAGTTGTAGAGCATCCTCATTCAACTTGGTCATAATATTAAGTTCAAAACCAATATTATATGGGACGGGGAGGTAAACCTTTTTGAGTTTCTCTCCGTTATCCAGTGTCTTAAACATCTGCGTGGGTTGAGTTTTCCTCGTCCCATCATATGCAAGAGCATTCATCTCAAAAGACATACGTGGTAGAGTAATCTCAGTAGGTTGATTTAACTCAGCCTGTTGAGTATCACGCACCAGAAACTTCTGGGTAGGTCCATATTTAAGAGGCACCTTCATCACGCTAATGACGTTTTGCTTCTTGTCTACCTTTTGGATAGTGAGACCATTGAAGAGGTTGCCGAAACCGACAACTGTTCTTTTAATGATCTCATGATAAAAATATTCGCCCACGGGTATTAATGATAATAACTAGATAAGTTATTTATATCACATTTCATCAAAGGGGTCGTTGTTGCTAAAATCAGGATTAAAGTAGTTCCTGTTAGTGTCAAAGAACTGGTTGTATTCTTCATCTGTATTCACAATCTCCTCACCCTCTTCTCCAATATTATCGTTATCAGAGTAGAAGTCTGCTTTAGTCTGTGCGTCTGAGAAACTCTTGAGGGAATACTTAGCACCACTAGTTTCCCCAACAATAGTCTCACTTGCCTGGAAGTTAATGGACTTCTGAGTTGGGTCTAGATTAGTAACATGTAGTTGATAGTTGGGTTGGTCCCAACCACGGACTCTGGCTCTCATACCAGATTCCTTCCCTACTACAATCTCATTATAGACAAATACACCTTCACCCTCATCCGCTGGTTTTTCCACAACAGTTTTCAAGCTTTCTGGTAAATCTCTTCCCGAGTCTGTGATAATGGCAGATACAATCTGGTCACCATCAGATAGTCCCCTACCCTGACCTACAATATTATTATCATCATCATATACAATGATATCAACATCTTCTGGGTAACCTGCACCCTTCTCCTCTACAACAAAATCAATAATACCAGTAGATAAAGTATTAATACCAGCTCTAATGATAGCACCAGTTCCCTCACCACCAACTGCAACAACATTAGGTGCCTCTGTATAACCAGAACCACTATTGAATACTACAAGTTGTTTGATGGCAGGTTCAGGAGTACTAGAGTTTGCCCTAGTTAGTAATGCGACAACACTAGGGTCTGTTCCCAGTTGTGGTGGGTCAATAGCAATACTAGGTGGTGATTTATATCCAGTACCCTCATTGAGTAATACTATCTCTGTGATGTATCCAGTGCCAGTTCTGGGTGTAACAACAGCTCTGTTGCTAATGGGGACAAGATTAATAGTTGTAATATAACCTTTATTAAGTAGAGTACTATCGATCTCATCGACACTTGTATCGAGGACTTCATCTTCATACTCAAATAGTTCGCACTGAAGTTCATAAACATATCCCTTACCCAACTGGTAGAAAGGTTTCTCATGCTCTACAAACTTAATTTCAAATAGTCTTCTACCCAGTGGGAAGTAGATTAGATCCCCTTCTTTGGGTCTTTGAATGGTCACCATTGCCCCATCATCTTGGGGTGAGTCCATCAAATACAACATCCTGGAGTTCAGGAATGGGGCAATATAATTCTCATACCTATCTCTAGAGATAGTAAGTGTGACTTCGTCCTTAACCTGAATACCAAACTTGGACATGAGGTCTCCTTGACCACCATATCCATCAAAGTTCTCTAGGTATGCTTCTAGAACAAAATATGAACGGAATGAGGAGGAAGTAACCTCCCGCATGATGGTCGCTTCCCTAATAAATGTGCGGGGAATGTAGTATACATCAGTCCCGTACATTTGAATCTGTTCATTGACCAGATTCTGCATCAGGTTTTGTTCCTGAGTGGAGCCGTGTAGGAAAAAGGGATTAACAACCATTTTACTTAACCAATCATATCCAATGGAGGAAGCTCGTAATGACTAGACATGTCATTCTTAATAATTTCAAGTTCTTTAACACCTTCATCGTAGATTTCTCT